CCGCCCGGACAGTGTACTGCGCGTCGAGGATCAGGAGTTGCTGCGCTGGACCACGAGCGAGGACACGTCCAGACCCGTGGCCGACGGCAGGAGCGCCTGGAACGGGAAGGAGGCGATCACGCCACCATCGGGTCCGATCGTCTTGCTGGAGCCCTGCAGCTTGATGCGCGGGAAGTTGAAGACCATGAAGCTCGCCGGGGCGGAGCCGGGCAGGTCCATCTGGACCACGAGCTCGACCTCGCTCTCGTTCAAGAAGGTGTTGATAAGGCTCTCGTCCTGCAGGTAGGCGCTGACGTTGCCGGTCACGACCAGGCGGCCGTAGAAGATCTCCGGCGCGATCTGGGCACCGACCACGGCCTGCATCGACATGTTGTTGGTGACCTGGAAGTCGACGCCCGTGACCACGCCGCGCTCGGCACCGGCCAGGCGCAGAGAGCCGGAGACGCCGGCGAAGATCCCGGTGTTGGGCGCTGCGGTCGGGCTTGCGAAGAAGGGCGCGTTGTTCCCGGTCAGGATCTCGCCGTCCTGGCCCATGATGTCGAACGACACCGTGGCCAGGCCCGTGGGCGGGAGCGAGAAGGAGGCCGAGTTGACCCGGCAGCCCTTGAACAGCTCGGAGACGTCGAGGTCGGGTAGCTTCTGCTCGACCGTGAAGGAGCGCTGCTCGGTGCCGCAGAGCAGCTTCTGGCCGGTCACGGCGATGCCGAACGTCGTGACGGCCGTGCCGATGGTGGCCGGGGCCGGGGTGACCGAGACGGTCCGGTTGGAGGTGCCACCGAAGCCGGTGATGCGGAAGTTGGTGTTGGCGTTGGACCCGCCACCGGAGGTGAAGCGGAAGACGTCGCCGACGCGCAGGCCCTTGGTCACCGGGTTGCCGCCGGCGAAGGTGATGGTGGAGGCCCCGGCGTTGCTCACGAAGCTCGTGAAGTCGCTGTCGGACGCGGTCACACCGGCGGCCCAGGTGCCGCGGAGCAGCGCTTCGAGCAGGTCGTCGTATGTCTGCAAGGAGAGCTCGCCCTCGAAGCCGCCGGAGACCCGGCGCATGCCGTGGCGCAGATCGGCGATCTGCTGGTCGGGGCGGACCTCGTTGGACGAGAACGCGTCCTTAGTGAGCGAGAGGTTAGACGAGACGCGGCGCAGCAGCTGGCCGGATCCGTTGGAAGCGGTGCCGAGGGTCGTTTCCGATCCGTAGGCGAGAGTGACGTTGACGCTAGATTGCAGGGCCATGGCTGGTCTCCACGTGGTGAACGGCGACCCGCTGCCCGCGGGTCAGGAACGATTACCTAAAGTGTACGGCGAAACCCGTGTTTTGTCGCTGCGGGCACGGGCTATCGGAACCGCGGACCGCCAAGCCACATCGTGGCCGAGTATCGCTTGCCGGAGGTCACCGGGGCCACCCGGTGCTCCAGCATCGATGGGAATGCAATCACCGAGCCCTTGCTCAAGGGCGCGGTGTAGGGCGCGTAGAGACGGATCTCGAACTCGCCGCCGACGAACTCGGACGGGTCGTTCATGAGGCAGACCACGGTGACCTTGCGATCGGAATCGAGGCCGGCCAAGGGAAAGGTGTCGACGTGCCAGTCGTAGTGCTGGCCATCCCCGTACTCGGCGAACTGCACCGCTTCGCGTCGATCGACCTCGAAGCCCCAAGCGCATGCCCTGTTGCCGGCGATGCCATGGCCGAACAGCGCGTGCCCGAACCAGTGGTCATCCTGCGCGAACCGAATCGTCGTGCTGCGCTGGCTGTGGTTGTGAGTGTCCCCGGCGACGCCCATCGCGGCGTCGCGAGGCTCGATCGCCATGAACTCGGCGAGCGCGGCGTCGCAAACACTCGACGGCACTTGGCCGAGGTACCAAATCGGAAGATGCGCCATGAGCGGTTCCCTGGCGGCTGGACCAGACGTCCTAGCCGATGTTGTCAACGATTGTCTTGAGCTCGGCCACGCTGGACGCGTTGTCGATCTCGACCTGGATCTCGGCATACTTCTCCCGGATGGCCTGCCGTGCGGCTTCGGCTTCCTGAGTGCTGGCACCCGGGATCTGTTTGGCGATGATATCGTCGTGAGGCGCAAACTCCTCGGCTCGGGCGACGCGCCGCTTGTCGTGGGCGATCTCCTTGGCCTTGTTCATGTTGATGCCGATGGGCATGGCTTACTCCTCCTCGTAAATCCATGCGTTGCGAAAGGTGCGATCCGACGGCACCTCGCTGACGTCGACGATCTGATACGGCTTGCCAGCAGGGACGTCCTTCTCGGCGATCTGCTGGATCGTTAGGCCGCAGTCCGGCGCGGGCACGATGACCGCTACGCCACCGTCGTCGCTTGGATATATGATTCTTTCGTTTGACATGACGTGCTCCTGGCAAAGTTTAACGGAAAATCGCGCAATTAATTTCTGAAGCGTCCTCAAGAGCCCCTGTATTGGCTCGGATGTTTATGTCCAACCGCGAAGCGGTTTTAGTTGAGTTTGAAGCGCCTGGCGCATCCATAACGCCACCGTTGTTCGTCGTTAAAAAAGACGCATAGTTTGCATCTGCCATCGCGGTTGTAAAGTTCACAGCATAAGCACCGGTGCCTAGGTCCGTAATACTGGTCACATTGAAGTTACTTCTCATAGCAACCGTCCCGGTACCGTTGAAATTTACCCAGGCCTTTGCGCTGCCGGCGGTGGCGGGCGAGGCCCAGGTATTGTCGCCGCGCAGGAAGGTCGAAGAGTTGGCGGTACCGGAGCCAAGACGAGCTGTAGGCACGGTTCCCGAGGCGAGATTGCTGGCGTTGAGCGCCGTGAGCGGCGCACCACTTCCGATGAATGGCATGGTCTAGCTCCTCATTTGCAACGCGGCCCGTTGATCCGCATGGCCGCGGCGTATTGTTGGCCGGAGGATAACGGACCTGCCATGTGCTCCGGCATGGGGTGGAAAGCGATCATCGTCCATTTCATTTGAAATGATTCGTTCCTGGCCTGGAAGATGTTAACGAAAGATAACGACCGACACTTGGGACGCGTCCTGCAGAGCCCCTGTATTGGCTCGAGTGTTAAGGTCCAGACGCGCCGTTGTCTTTGTTGTGTTTGTAGCGCCCGGCGCATCCATAACGCCACCGTTGTTCGTCGTCACCACATGGGCATAGTTTGTATCTGCCATCGCTGTCGAAAAGTTCACAGCATAAGAACCGGTGTTCAGGTCAGTAATGCTACTCACATTAACGCTGCTCCGGATCGCCACCGTGCCTGTACCGTTAAAGTTCACCCAGGCTCGTGACGCGTAATAAAGAGCGCTACCAGTAGTTGTGGTGATTCCTGATCCAGCTGGACCTGTGGGTCCAGTTGGCCCCGTCGGCCCTGGAGGCCCCGCGGGGCCTGGTGAGCCGTTCGTACCCGCTGGACCCGTAGCACCGGTTGGCCCCGTGGGCCCGGTTGGCCCGGTGTTGCCACGAGGGATCGTGAAATTGAATACCGCGGCCGAGGACGTACCCGAATTCGAAACGGAGGCGCTGGTGCCTTCAGGCCCGGTCGTGGTCGTGCCGACGCTGATAGTGGCTGCTGGACCGCTAGGCCCGGTTGGCCCGGCCGGACCCGAGGGGCCTGTCGGCCCCGGGGGCCCTGCAACCGAAGATGCAGGCCCGGTTGGCCCGGTTGGGCCTGCGGGCCCGGTAGGGCCGGTAGGACCCGTGGCGCCCTGGATCCCCGCCAATGCGAAGGTCCACGCCGAGAGCGTTCCAGAGCCGCCGACGTTCGTCACGTTGACCGTAATCGAACTGTTCGTCGTGAGGGCGGTGATCTCGCCCTCCATGAAGTTGGTCGCCGACCCGGTGTTGATGACCCGGACGCGGTTGCCGACGACAAAGGCGCCGGTGTTTGCGACCGAGAACGCCTTCGATCCTGTTCCGATCGCCACGCTCGACGACGACGTGGAGCTGGCATAGCCGGCTCCGGTGGGACCTGTCGGTCCCGTTGGTCCGGTGGGGCCTGCGGGTCCCGGCGGTCCAGGCACGGTCGAGGCAGGTCCGGTCGGTCCCGTCGGGCCGGTGGCGCCCGCTGGGCCTGCCGGGCCGGTGGGGCCGGTTGGACCAGTAGGCCCGATTTCGCCCGAGACCGCGAAGCTCCAGGAGGCGATAGTGCCAGAGCCGTTCACGCGGTCGACGTTCACGGTGAGCGTCGTGCCGCTGAAGGACGAGATGGGCCCTTCCATCCAGTTTGTCGGACTGGCGGTACTGATGACGCGCACGCGCTCGCCCGCCACATAGGCGGAGGCCGTCGAGGCGAGGTTGGTGGTGAAAGACTTCGATCCGGTGCCAATGGCGACCGACGAGGTGCTGGTCAGTCCTGCGTACCCGATGCCGGTTGGTCCTGTCGGTCCTGTCGGTCCGGTTGGTCCTGGAGGTCCGGCAGGGCCTGGAGAGCCCGCAGGTCCTGGCGACCCATTTGTCCCCGCGGGACCGGTAGGTCCGGTGGCCCCGGTTTGCCCGCGCTCGCCAGAGACGGCCAGGCTCCAGCTAGTGAACGTGCCGCTGCCGTTGGTTAGGTCGGCGTTTATGGTGACCGAGGTCGCGGAAACCGACGTAATCGGCCCCTCAATCCAGTTGGTCGAGCTGTTGGATGCGCGGATCCTGGTCCCGACCACCCATCCGATCGTGGCGCTGGTGTAGGCAAAGGTCTTGGAGCCAGTACCGATGGTGTTGCTGGTCGTGCTCTCCCGGGTGATCTGCACCGTATCGCCGGCAGGACCAGTCGGACCCGTGGGTCCCGTCGGGCCAGTTGCGCCCGCCGGCCCGGGCGATCCGGCCGGCCCAGGCGACCCGGCAGCGCCCGCAGGACCCGTGGGACCAGTCGGACCAACCAGCGCCGCGTTGGCGATCGTGGCCTTCTTCAGCGCGCTCGTGGAGGCGTCGTAGACCAGGAGCAGATCGGTGCTCTCGACCTGGCCCGAGGTGAGCTCGGCCTGCTCCGTGATGACCTTCTCGTCGTTGCCCAGGTGCAGCATGTCGTCGCTGCTGACCTTGGGCGTCGTCGAGAACACGCCGACCCCGGTCGAGCGAGTAAAGCTCAAGACCGTGGCGAGAGTACCGCCGGCGTCCGTGCGCGAAAGGATCTGCAGGTCCGATCCGGCATTGCTGCCGGTCTCGCCGGTTGAGTTGCAACGCAGGATCCACCGCGCATCGCTGTTGGTCGAAAGGATGACGTCGCGGTTCTGCCCGGCAGCCGCGGAGGCCTGGATGATCGTCTGGTAGGCGCCGTTGCTGCCGACTCTGAGCCGGCTGATCGCCGAGGTGTTGAAGACGTTCACATCGCCGGTGAAGGTTTCGCCAGCCTTGTTCGCCGGCGTGAAGGCCAGGGCGTCGGTGACGTCGGTCGAAGTGAGGGTAACGGCACCCGTGCGGGTGTTGAAGCTCGCGACCCCGGACCCGGTCCCGGTCACGTCGATGACGGTTTCCGTCCCGGAGACGTTCTTCTTGAGATACAGCTTGCCGTCGTAAGTATTGATTGCCAGCTCGCCGAGCTGGATATCCGAAGTCGTCGGCACCCGACCGGGCACCGACGACCGTTTGACCTTGAGAGTATTCGCCATTTGGCTCCCCGTAACGCCTATCTAGGCGGGGCGGAAATCAGAACGTGCCGCCGTCGACCGTGATCCCATCGAATGTGGTGAGGTTGGTGATCGAGCCGCCGGAAATGCTCACGTTGTCGGCCGCCTGGGTGGCGATCGTGCCCAGGCCCAGGGTCGTGCGGGCCGCAGGAGCGTCGGCGTCATCGATCAGGCTGCGGCCGAAGGAGGTGAGGTCCGTAGTCGCGAAGGTGTCCGAGCCCGTGGCGTAGATCAGCTTGTTGGCCGCGGTCGTAACCCCGGCCAAGGCGGTCAAGGTGGCGTCCAAGGGCTGCGCGTCGGTGATGCCGTAGCCCGAGAGTGTGGTGGGGTTGGTGCCCGCGGTGACGCGGCCGTAGGCATCGACCGTCACCGACTTGTAGGTGCCGGCTGCGACGGCCGTGGTGGCGAGGTCGATCGAGTCGGCGTTGACGACGATGCGCTGCGCGCTCGCGGTCACGACGTTGATCGTGTTGCCGCTCTTGGTCAGGCCGTCGCCGGCGGTGATCTGCCCGGCACCGGAGAACTGCGCAAAGGTGAGCGCGGTGGTGCCAAGGGTCACCGTGCCGTCGTTGGTGAGCACCCAGCCGGAGTCGGCGTTGGCGGTGCCCTCCTCGACGAAGGTGAACATGCCCGGGGTGACCTCGGCGTTGCTATCCGCGTCGGAAGCCCGGGACCAGGAGCCGGCAGCGGCTACGTAGATGCCGTTGTTCGCACCGGTGGTCTGGTTCTTCACCAGGACGCGGTCGCCGGCCACGATCGACACGCCGTCGATCGTCTGCGGGCCGGTGAGCGAGATGTTCGTGGTGGTGGCGGCGCGGACCGACTGCTTGACGTCCAGGCCCGAGCGAGCCGCATCAACGTAGGCCTTGGTGGCGGCGTCCTGCGGGTCGGTAGGATCGGCCAGGCCGGTGATCTTCTGGCTGTTGAGCGACACCGCGGCCGTGGGTGCTGCCATCTGGTCCAGGCGGCTCGTGCGCACCTGAGTATCAAAGTCGCTGATCTTGGACGCGGTGAGCGTCGGGATGTCGGTGGCTGCCAGGGTTGCGCCGACGGTGACGCGGCCCTTCGCGTCCACGGTGACCTTGGTATAGGTCCCGGCCGTCACCCCGGAGTTAGCCAGGGTGAGCGTAATCGCGGTAGCACCCGAGCCCGAGGCGTCGCCCGAGACGGTGATCGTCTGGTTGCCCGTGAGATAGCTCTGCGCCTTAACGAAAGCCGTGGTCGCGAGCTTGGTCGAATCGTCGCTGGTGGTGGCGGTGACGCCGGTCGTGTTGGCGCCGAAGGCCACCGTGCCGGTGAAGGTCTTGTTGCCGGAGACGGTCTGGTCGCCCGAGAGCGTCAGGAAGGCGCCGCGGCCGGCGATCGCCTCGACGGTCGTGGCCGAGCCGCCGACGCCGCCGGTGCCTTTGCCGTAGTAGAGGACGTCATCGACCTCGTTGAAGGCGAGCTCGGCGTTGGCGAGCGACGCGGGCGCGCCGACGTTACCCGAGGCGCGACGTTTGATACGGACGGTGTTGGCCATCAGAAATTACCCCCATCGGTGAGTTGTTCTCGCGGGACGGGAGCCACCTCGTTGCCGTTGAAGCCGAGGACGTCGCCGCTCGCGATGCCGGTTAGATTGAATGGTACGCCATTGACGGCGGCCACGGTTGGATTCGGGTACGAACCGGCGAGGTCCCCGCCGGCCTGGTTGACGGCTCCGGAGGGCGCGTTCGGATCGACATAGGCCGGCTCGTTGCCGGCCCCGGTATAGGCGCGGATGTCGAAGCTCGACGTCGCCGAAACCCAATCGGGCTCCTGGGTAATCGAGGTGCGCTCCGCCCGGTAGATTTGTCCGGTGGTGACGTTGTAACCCAGGGCGGTCGAGGGCTTGAACAGCGCCATGCAGGCGCCGACCTGGCGCTCCAGGGCCAGGAGCCCGGTGTTGGTCGGATAGAAGAACGTGAACCGGACCGCGATCAGGTGCTCGACGATGGCGTCGTTGCCCACGCCGCGCACGGTCGAGCTCACCGGCCGGAAGGACTCGCGAAAGAAGGGCTTGCCCTTGGTGGCCACGAACTCGCGGCCCTCCCAGGCACGCGACGCCACGAGCTGGACCTTCAAGGAGCGCGTGCCACCCGCGGCCTCGGGGACCAGGTTCTTGTCGACGGTGATCGTGGTGGCGGTGACGGCGGTGATTGTGGCCGTGCCGTTGTTGGCGGCGTTCGAGAAGCCGGCTGCGGTGATCTCGTCGCCGGCGGAGAAGCCCATGGCGGCGAAGTCGGCGCCGCCGCTGATGGCATAGCGGCCGTTGGCCACCGATAGGGTCGCCACGTCGCCTGTCGTCGCGATGAGCATCGACAAGAGGCGCTGCCGGACGGCGGAGCGAAGGTCGGTGTGCAGGGTGGCGTAGGTCATTTCTTGATCTTCAGCTCTTGGGCGATCTTCTCCACGACGACGGGCCAGCGTTTCACATTATCCGTCACGAAGAAGCGTCCCGGGGCCTTTGACGAGCCGAACTCGACGAATGGGCCGTACTCGGTGTTGTTCAGGAAGTAGATCTTGTCGCCAGCCTTGATGCCGGCGAAGCTGATCCCGACCTCGGAGAGCACGTTGGCCCCGGTCGGGTCCGCGGGTTTGGTCGGGGCCTCTGGCTCGCCGATCGAGGGCTGCCAATTGCCGCGCAGGAAGCCCGTGTCGACGGGCGTGTCCTTGACGATGTTCTCGGCGATCTCATAGGCCGACTGCCGGGCCAGAGCGTCGAGCTTGTCGCCGGCGGCCTTGGACCACTCGCCCAGCTGTGCATTGAACTGGCGTCCGGCAGCCATGGCTACCGCTCCGCGTAGGCGATCGTGAGGATGGCGCCGTCGCCGGCAGGGTCGTAGGTCGTGGCCCAGAAGATCGTCCAGGCGAAGCCCTGCCAGGCCACGGTGTCGCCGGGCTCGGGGCGGATCGACTGGCCCTTCTGGGCGAGGTTGAGCTGGATGGCGCGCTTGCCGACGAGCGAGCCCACCTCGAACTCGGCGGACTTCGACGGCGGCAGCACGACGCCCTTGAAGACGTGATCGGTGGTGGTGATGCTCTCGGTCTGCGTCACGGGGTCGAAGCCGCCGGAGACGCGCCGGGTGATGGTGATGTCGGCGCCCTTACTCGTGAGCATGGAGGCGGCGAGGTCGATCGCGCCCTGGTACTTGGCCACGCATCACCCCTCGGCCCCGGGGGCCGGGTTCTTGTGCTGATCGAGGGAGAAGTAGCCGGTGTCGGAGCCGCCGAACTTGGGCGTGCCCATGAGGTCGCGCTTCTCCTTGCGGTAGGGCTCCAGGAGGTTCATGGCGAAGGTGAAGAACTTCCCGACCGGGGCGCCGTCCTTGTAGGTCACGGAGATGGGCCCGACCGATTCGCTCTGCACCTGGCCGCCGCGATCGAGGTCGGAATAGAGCTCGCCAGAGAGGGCGCGAAAGGTTAGCTCGGCCGTGGCGTCCTTGACGCGGCGTGGCACGCCTTCGACCAGCAGCCCGGACCAGTCGTAGAGCTCCAGGCGGGGGAACTCCAAGGACTGCGACGCCTTCAGGCGCTGCGCCTTGTAGCGTTGGATGGTGTCGACGTACTGCGTGCCCAGGCGGAGCGCCTGCTCGATGCGAGTCGAGTTGTGGGTGTGCGAATAGCCGCGGGCTTCGACGTAGGCCTCGAACTCCGCGACGGTGATGTAGCTCTCGGCGTCCGGCAGCCCGGTGCCGTTCTCGACGGTGAGCGGCATGGCTGCTTACCCCGCAGCCTGGGCTAGAGCCTCGTCCTTGGTCATCGGGCCGGCGAGCTCGTTGCCGTCGGCATCGACCACGTACCAGCGACCGAAGCCCTTGTGCACAGCCTGCTTGCCGGAGCCCTCTACAGGGGCGCTGGTGGCCTCCGCGGGGGTTTCCTCAACCTCGGGCTCGGAAGGCGCCTGTGGGGCCTCCTGTGGCGCCGGAGCGGCCTTTAGAAGTGCGGCACCCGTAGGCGCCAAGGGCGAGATAATGCGCGCCTCGTAGAGCTGGCGCAGCCGCCGCGCACCCAGGTCGCCCTTCTCGATCCGGTCCCCGGGCGTGTAGGCCTGGCCGTTGAGAGTGACGGGCTTGACCGCCTGGAAGTCGTAATCCGGCGAGAAAGGTAGGGGATGGGCGAATCGGCTCATGCTAGTCCTCGTGGCAATGGTTGAAGGGGGGCCGAAGCCCCCCAGCCGTTAGGCGACGATGCTGTCCCAGAAGTAGCCCAGGTCCGCAGACACGAGCTTGCTGTCGAAGGCCATCTCGATCTCGACGCGGTCGGACTTGATCTGCTCCATGCGGAAGGAGCGGATGCGGTTGCCTTCCGCACCGGAGCCCAAGAGCCCGGTCCAGCTGAAGGTGTAGCCGGCGGTGGGCGTCATCAGGCCGGGCGAGGGCGTGCTGTAGCAGAGCAGCGCCTTCTTGCCGCCGATGAAGCTGTGCGCCGCGGACGCACCCTCGTTCGCCGTGTTCTCGATAGCGTTCATCACCAGGATCTCTTCGACCTGGAACAGCGCAGCCAGGACGTTGAGGTTGGCCTGAGCGGGAGCGCCAGCGGTCTGGCCGTACTTCACCCGGTCGATGATGTCGGGGTGGTCGAGCAGCGCGTCATAGACCGCACGGCCGAGCACGAGCTTGTTGGGCTCGAAGCCGGTCGATTGAGCGATGGTGCGCTTGGCCAGGCGAACGTTCTCGATCGGGGTGGAGTTGGCATCCGACCACTGCAGGACGTTGCCGCCCGTGGGGTTGGACGCGACACCGTCGACGTCGTTGGTCCACAGGCCGCCAGCGAAGAAGCGGGAGACGAAGATCTTCTCGCGCTTGATGAGCGCCTTGTGGGTCACGAAGGCGGTGGCCTCGCGGTCGGGGTTGAGGGCCGCGTCGGCATTGGCACGCACCTCGTCCGGGATGTCCTTGTGGAAGGCATAGACCGGAGCGTAGTAGGTGGGCGTGTTGTCGAGCGTGTAACCGCCGCCAGCGGACTCGGTCGAGGGAGCGCGCTCTTTCATCTCGTCGCGGTTAAAGTCGCCGCGATCGTAGGTGTAATAGCGGTCGCTCTGCTTGCTGACCGGAATGTTGGGGAACACCCGCGCTGCCACGAAGTTCGCGGCGTTCTGCAGGAAAGCGATCGAAATGTTCGTCAACGGGGCGTTGACGTGAACATCACCGGGAGTAGGCTGCATTGCAGTCTCCTTTCAAGAAGAGTTGTTAAGCCGCGGTGGTCGGCACAGCGCCGGCCAGCGTGACGAGGATGGAGATCACTTCACCGTCCGCACCGCCCGAGAGCGCCACGCCGATGACGTTGGAGCCGATGAGGGCGTCGGTGGTCGAGCCCGCGTCGTTGGTGTTGGTGCGGCCAGCGGTTGCCGTGACGATCTTGCCATCGGCATTCGCGGCCACCTGAGCACCCGCGGTGACGTTGCCACCAGCTACGGCCTTGGACACGCCGGCCACGCGAATGGCACCGGCCTGCCCGGAGGCGGGGTCGTTCTGGACGATGCCGATCGCGGCCTCGCCAGCACCGGCCGTAACGGCCTGACCGGACGAGTTGACCTTGACGGCGTAGAACTGCTTGGCCGACAGATCAGCGCCTGCGACCAGGGTGATGTCGGTTCCGTTCTGTTGGAAAGCCATGTTGCTTCTCCTCTAAAGGGTTGCGGTCCTACACGCGCCGCTTGGCGATGTAGGCGTTGTAAAGCTGCGGGTTCTGCTCCAGCGCCTGGGCATAAGCCTGCTCGGGCGAGAGCTTCTCGTTGGCCTTGCGGATCTCTTCGGCCTTGGCCTTCAGAAGCGCCTCGGGGTCGCCGTCGACAGCGGCATCGCTGCCCATCGACTTGAAGAGGATCGACTTGTCGGTGACCTGACCGGCGCTCTTGAGCAGTTGCTCGACGAGTGCTGCGTCCTCGGCCGTGGTCTTGCCTTTGGCCACGCGGAGCAGGAGAGGACCGACCTTGTCGGCGTCACCGAAGCCCAGGTCCTTCGCCTTGGCGATGGCTTCCTTGGTCTCGGCCTCGTCCTTCATCTTGGCGAGCTGCTCGGAGGCTTCCTTGGCCTTGGCCTCGGTCTCCTCCAGACGCTTGCGGATCGACTCGGGCAGGGACTTCATGACTTCCTCGTCGTCCTCTTCCTCGTCGGTCATTTGCTCCTTCTTGTAGTCGCCCTTCTTGGTCTTGCCTTTGGCGAGCTCTTCGTCCTTGGCCTTGATGACGTCTTGGGCCTCGGCCAGAGCGGCCTCAGAGTCGGTTGCACGCTTTTCGAGATCGGCGAGTTTCTGCTCGGCGTCCTCTAGAGCCTTGGTGAGTTGTTCCAGATCCATAGCGATCTCCTGAAAATCAGCGGCGGCTGCCGCGTTGTTGCCGGAAGTGGTGAGCGACTTAAGCAGCTCGTCCACCGCGTTTTCGACGACCGAACGATCATCGTCGTCGGTTGCGAGCCCATCCAAGGTCTCGCGTAACTTGCTCATCGGCCCTTTGAGCTCTGCGGCCTTAGCCATGCAGTAGCCCTTAGCCATGCAATTCTGCTTCTGGGTGCAGCCCGGGCACGGCTCGAAGTCCTCGGCCTTGCCGTTCTTTGCCTTGACGATCACGACCTTGGCGTCCCCGTTGGCGGGGTCGTCCACGAGACTGATCTCTTCGATCTCCATCTGGGTCAGCTTGTTCGCCATCTACGCCTCCATCTTGGTGCGGCGGCCCTTGCCACCGATGCTGAATGCCCGCAGCTCTCCGGAACGGACGCGCTTGCGGATGCCCTCGTCGAGCACCTCCATGCCGATCCACCAGCCGCGGCGCGTGTCGGTCATGCCCACGGCCTTGGCGAACTCGTCGTCGATCAGGACCGACTCCACGACGTCGCCGACCTGCTGGCCCTTGTGCATGGCCTTGGCCACGCGGGCGTTACTGACGAAGCGGTGCGCAGCCTTGCGGAGCTCAGTCATGTCGATGACGTCGCCCTGGTGGTCCTCGACCAGCTTGCCGTCCTTCTCGATGACCGACGCCCAGCCGCGAACGAAGCGCCCGGTGTTGTCGGCTTTCTCGAACTGGAAGTTGACTGCAAAGCGCATGGTGTTCCTCAACAAAAAAGGCCGCTTGCGCGGCCTTCGACATTGGAGCCGTGATCTTCGGATGTGCTTATCTTATCCCGAAATCACGGATATGACGCAAAACGGAGATCGATTGACTAGGCTGACGGCGGAACCACGTCTTTTACGAGTACCTCGCTGGTCGTCTCGATCCACACCCTGGCACCGCACGAGAGCGGCTTGTCGGGGCTGTAGACAATCTTGCTCGGGCCAAGGATCTCGACCTCGTGGGCATAGCGGTTCTCTTTGTAGGTCTTAACGGTGAGCACCGGCTGGCGTCCGCCGGTCTTGGCGTTCGCCTTAATCACGTGCTGGTTGACGTGAACGATCGTCTTCACTCGAACATCTCGTCTGGCAGGCCCAGGAGCATCTGCACGGCCTGCTCGACGGCGACGTCGGTGCGGAACTGTGCCGTCTCGTCGTCGATCTTGTCGTCCTCGTGCTCCGCCATGGCGTCGAGGACGAGGTTGGCGGTGAGCAAGAAGAGCGATTCGCAGGCCTCGTCCTCATCAGGGTCCAAGCCCTTGCCGACGAGGTAGCGGCCGAGCTGCGCCGGGCTGTTCCACGGCGGCACGGCGAAACCGTCCTCTGGCTTTTCGAACACCGCCCGGCCCATGAAGATGTCGGCGTGGCGCTTGGCCGATCGCTTGACCTTCTCCTGCGCCTGCTCGGCATCGAGCTCGTCGGCGTTGTAGCCCTTGCGGGCGGCGACGACGTCGCTCAGGAACTGGCGCACCAGGCCCTCCACCACCTCGGGGTCGCCAAGGTACGGCAGCGATAGATCCGGGAAGCCCAGCTGGTCGCGGCCCCGGTCCTGGTTGCGCTCGGTGGCGCCTTCGGTCTGTTTGCGGTCGGTCATGGCAGCATTCTATGGTTAATGGCGCATCACGCGCCAGAAAATATCCGTCAGTCGAAGTATTTCGGGTCGGGCGGAAGCATCAGCACCTCGATGTCCCAGCGGCCGTCTTTTTCCTTCTTGTCGAGCAGCACGAAGCGGGATCCGGGCAGGGTGCTGACCTCTTTCTCGCTCTGGAAGCCGCCGGAGCCGAAGGAGTGCACGGCCTTGGCCCCGGGCGCATAGACGATCTTGATGCGATGCTTGCCGAAGCCCTTGGTCGCGGTCGGGCTGTAGGAGGTGCACATCGGCCCGGTCGACTGGAACACCAGCCCCGGCTGCGCCTGCTCCAGCTGCTGCAGCATGCCCTGCGGCATGTTCTGCCAGCGGTAGACCGTCGTCCCGGCCGGGCTCTCCTTGGCGGCGCCGTAGGCAGCCTTTGCGAGCTCCTTGAGGTTATTGCCCTGATATTCCGTCTTGCCGTCGCGGTAGGCGTCATTGAACGAGCCGGAGGCCTGAATCGACTTCACGAAGGTCTTGGCCTTGGGCGACATGGCCTTGTACTCGTCGTAAGCCGACTGGATCGCCCCCTCCGAGAGGTTCATCTTCGTGGTCGGGGCCAGGCGCTTCGGGTTGCTGACCGAGCCCAGGGCCACCCAGAAGCCGAACTTCTCGTTCGACTTGACGTGCTTGACGGTGGTGCCGAGCTTCTTGGCCGGGAAGTGGGCGGCGACGTCCGCGGCGTTCTTGGCGGCCGTGGTGTCGACGACCTTCAGAGGCCGCGGTGGGCCGGCAGCCGCGTCGCGCACCGCCGCCACGGAGTCGGACCAGTAGCCCTGCACGTGCTTGGACGGGTGATCGCCGATCGGCTTGACCTTGCCCGTTGGCTTGCCGCTCTCCTTGTCGAGCTCCGGGTAGGTGAGCGACTGCAGCTTGCCGATGTCGCCGGTGAGCGCGGCGTTGTAGATCGCCTCCTGCAGGTCCGTGTTCGACTGGTTGACCCAGGCCTTGGACGAGATGCCCGCCCCGCCGGATCCGCCGGTCAGGAAGTTCGTCTTGGGCGGCAGGATCTTGGGATCGACCTTGACCGGCTTCTTCGGGTCCGGGGCCGTCTTGGTCGAGGGCGCCGGGTTGCCGGTGTTCTGCAGCGCGGCCGCGGCCACGTCGGGCTTCAGCCCACCGTTGATGGCGGCGTGCATGTTGGCCTTCTGGCCGGCCGTGACCTTGTAGGCCGAGCCCAGGGCGGCCAGCGCGTCGTTGGCGGCCAGCGCCTGCTTCTTGCCGTAGGTGTTCGAGGAGTAGGACTTGGCCAGGAGGCCCGTGACGTCGCCCGCCGCGGCCAGCGCCTCGATGGCCTCGACCGCCTTGTTGTGGGCCTGGATCGTGCCAGGCTGGGAGTACTTGGCCGGGTCGAGCTTGTACTTGGCGAGGTTCGGCATGGCCGGGGCGTTGGCCTTGGCCTGGCCGGGCTTGGGCGGGTCCTGGACGGGGGCCGGCTGGGCGGCGTGCGCTGCGGCCGCCTTGGCCGCGGTCTTCGCGTCGAGCAGGGACTGGTGGTAATCGATGATCGCGCTCTCCTTGGCGCTTATCCCCGTCCCGGGAGCAAAGAAGGAGTTTCCCGGGACCGAGATCGCGACCGAGGCGTCGGCCTTCGTCTCCTTGAGCGCGGCGAACTCGGCGACCGACAGCGTCTGCGAGAGGTTTTCG